CTTTGTCCTGAAGAATATGAAAATGTTTCCGTTCTCGGCTGATATGTTTTGCATTGCTGCTTAATCTGTTTTGAACTTGTGCAAAGTCCTCTTGTAAAATGATAGCTTCATGCATATCTTCTCGTATGATCCAGTCCTTACTATCCATCCATTGTCGATGATCCGAGCCTACTTCATACACTCTTGTCTTTCCGCCGATGATTGCTCCCGTATAAACTCTTTGTGTTAAGAGATACCGAACAATCTGTCCTGTCCAAATTCCGCTTCCTCTTTTCAGTCCTATGTGCTTGGCAGGGGTTAAAACTTCTCTCTCGTTAAAATCTTTGGCAATCACAAGCATACTTTCTCCACTTAAATATCTTGTAAACACTTCTTCCACAATCGGTCTTACTTCTTCATCGACAATAAGCTGATGATGGTCTTTTTCGTTTTTTACATATCCATACGGTGCTTTCGAGCCGAAGTAATAGCCTTTGTCCTGTCTTACTCTGACGGATGAACGCATTTTTTGTGAGATGTCTTTGGAATAGTAGTCATAGACAAGATTCTTAAAAGGAATTTCCAAACTGCTGATTCCGTTTTTGTTGTTCTTACTGTCATAATTGTCATTCACAGAAATAAAGCGGACTTGCATAAAGGGAAAAATCTGCTCAATATAGGCTCCGGATTCGATATAATCTCTGGCAAAGCGAGATAAATCCTTTACAAGTATGGTCTTTACTTCATTTTTCTTGACAAGAGCAATCATCTTTTGAAAAGCGGGGCGATTAAAGTTTGTTCCTGTATAACCGTCATCGATATGCTCCCTGATCTGAAAGCCTGTAAATTCTTCCCTTGAGCGGATATAGTCTTTTAAGATTTCTCTTTGAGAAGTGATACTGTTGCTTTCATCTTGCTGATCGCCATCTTCCAGTGAAAGTCTTAGATAAAAATCTACGGTATTCATATCATCACCTTTTTACCTTTCTTCCAATTTTTTCGGTAATGACAGGCGTTTCTTCAAATTTAAATTTGATTTCTACTGTATGGTCTTTTTCAATGAATATCTTATCTATGATGGCTTTAACAAACTCTTTGTTCCATTTCTTTGACCTTCCTTTAAAGAGTGCTTTCAAATACTGATGCTTTTCTTCAAGCCTTCGTTTTTCTTCATCAAAGATTGCAACTTGCTTTTCTTTCAGGCTTTCCAGCTCTTTTTTCTTTTGATGGAGATGTTCCTTTTCTCTTTCAAAATCTTCCTTTCTCCAATCTCCCAAGACATACTTTTCATAATACTCGCTTTGAAGCCTGCTCAGTCCTGAGATTCTTCTGCTGATTTCTGTCAGTTCTTTTTCATTTTCCTGCTTAATTTCTCTTTTTATATCCGCATAACCTTCTAAATATGCCTTATAGCTTTTCTTATTATTGGAAAGAATAGTATCAAATGCAGCTTTTATGGTATTTTGGAGTGTAATGTCTGTAATTGCCGTTCCACATTTTTCTGCCTTATATTCTCCAAATCGGTTACAGCTAAAGTAAAAAACCGTTCTTTTCCCACTTAATTGTCGATGAACACTCATTCGTCTTTGACAAATATTACAGTAAACCATTCCTCGAAAGATAGTATCGTCTTTAGCAGCCGCATTTTCCTCTCTGCTTCTTTTTATCGGAGCTGCTTTTTCGGAAATTTTCTCCTGCACCTTTTCAAAGGTATCCATAGAAATAATGGCTTCATGGGCATTTTCGGTTACTATCCAGTGTTCTTCAGAGAGCCTTTCCCTTGGTTTCATTTCATAAAGATGTTTTTGATTTCTCCCCTGTATCAGCGTTCCTGTATATGCACGATTTTTAAGCAGCTGTAAGATGGTTGTCTGTTTCCACAGCCTGATTGGTTCACCGCTATCAGATATGGCTTTTCCAGTTTTTCGGTAATCGGTTGCTATATATACTCTTTTTTCCAGAAGAAGTTTGGATATACCTGATGTACTCAGTCCTTTCAGATAGGCATCAAAGATTTCTTTGACAATAGGAGCAGTATTTTCATCCGGATACAAGCGTCTGATTCCATCTTCATCTTTTCTTGCTCTATATCCATACGGTGCAACTCCGCAGATAAATCCGCCTTGTTTGAGCCTCATCTGATGCGAGCTTGACACTTTCTTCGAAATATCTTTAGCATAGGTTTCATTAACGATATTTTTTAAAATAACCTCCAAAGATTTATTCGGATCATCCATCTGAAAGGTGTCCAGATTATCATTAACGGCAATAAATCTTACTCCAAGAAACGGAAATATCTTTTCAATAAAGTTTCCAAGCTCCGTATAGTTTCTTCCAAAACGAGATAGATCTTTTACAATAATACAGTTGACCTTTCCTATTCTTACTTCTTCCATAAGATTTTCAAAGTCGGGTCTCTCAAAGTTTGTTCCTGTTTTTGCAATGTCCTTATATATACCTACCAAGTTATGCCCGTCATTCCTTTTTATATAGCTCTCACAAAGAGCAATCTGATTTTCAATGGAATCACTCGGTTTTTCTTTTTTATCCCTTGAGATCCTTGTGTAAATCGCCGTTTGAAAACTGTTTACATTTTCTTTGCTTACCTGAGCTTCTTCTGATTTTACCCGTCTATTCGCTGTCCTTGCCATCTACACCACCTCCTTCATTTTCCCGGAGGATTGTTTTGCATAGTTGCTTAACTTATCCAATATCTCTGTAGTTTCATCATAATTAAAACAAACCTCTATCATTTTTTCTTCCAAAACACAGATTTTATCTACCAATCTTACAAGGAGTCCTCTTTCTAAAGTACTTATATTCCCGTATGCTCTTATTTCAGAAAAGAAATCTTTATTACCCAAACTCTTTTGATAGAGCCTTGAAATTTCCTTATTCTGTTTTTCTAAAATCAGCTCACTTTCTACAATACGGTTAGTATAAAACTCTCTCATATCATAAAATTCCTCTTCGGAAATGATTTCTTCTTTTAAATCTTGATACAGAGCCGATTTTAAAAGTTCAAACTTCGCCTTGCTTTTCTTGGTATATTCCTGTCTTTTATCTGTTTCCTTAAACAGTTCATATGACACTTCAATTTCTCTTAGTTTTTCTAAAATAACTTCATACTTCCCAAGGGAATGAATGTGGTGTCTGAGCATCTCAAGTATGATTATTTTTAAATCTTCCTGTTTTATACAGTGCCTACTGCAATTATGTCCTTTATTATATGAAGAACAAATATAATAGACCATTGGTATTTTACCCCGTTTGTCTACTTTCTTCGTCATCTGTGAGTTACAGTCTTTACAAAATAAAAGTCCTGCAAATAAATCCGCTTTTTCTCCAACATTCTTTGCTTTTATATCGCATTTCAAAAGTTTTTGGACAATTTCAAAGTCATAAATATCAATAATCGCTTCGTGATTATCCTCAATTTCAATCCAATCGCTTCTATCCTTAGAAACCACTTTATCCAGCTTATAGTTTATCTTTTCCCTTTTTCCCTGTTGAAGTGTCCCTATATAGATTTCATTGGTTAAAATGCGATTAACCGCCGGTGTATCCCACTTGGCAACAGCCTTTGTGCTGAAACCTGTCTTATACCTTATACCCATTGCCCTTTTATGTTCCATCGGAGATAATATTCCATTATCATTTAAGTGTTTGGCAATAGAGTAGGAACTGTATCCCTCAAGCTTCATAGAGAAGATTTTCTGTACTACATATTCTGCTTCTTTATCAATTACTATTTTGTGCTTATCTTCTTTATCCTTTTCATAGCCATAAGGAGTATAGTTTGAAATAAACTGTCCCTGCTTTCTCTTTACCTTGCAGACACTTCTGACCTTTGCGGAGGTATCTCTGCAATAATTGTCATTTATAAAACTTTTAAACGGAATGACCAAATTCTTTTCCGTCTCACTGGCTGTATAGCTGTCATAATTATCATTTAAGGCAATAAACCTTATATCAAGGGATGGAAACACTTTTTGCAGGTATCTTCCGCTATCAATGTAATCTCTACCAAATCTTGATAAGTCTTTTACTATAATGCAGTTAATATTGCCTGTGATGACATCTTCCATCATTTTCTTAAATGCCGGTCTTTCAAAGTTTATCCCGGAATATCCATCATCAACATATTCCTCTATCAACTCCATATCTTCATTTTTATCAATGAAATCCTTAAGCTGAAGTCTTTGATTGGAAATGCTGTTGCTTTCCACCTTAAAGCCTTTATCATATTTCTCATCATCCTGAGATAGTCTAAGGTACATAGCAACTTTAAGAGTACCGGTATTTAAAATATTTTTAGACATAACAAAACCTCCAAACTTTCATATTCTTTTAGGAAAAATATGATAACTTGGAGTCTTTCAACAACTATAAACTTGTATCTCTATTTAAGAGATATTATAGCACATCCAAACAAAAAAGTCTGCTCCCTTATCATATTTCTAATCAAGTAGCATTGCTTTCTTTTTTAAGTAAGATAGCAAGCAATCCTCCAAATGTCTTCCGTTTCCTGCATAGCTGCATTTAACAAATACATTACCGACTTTCATAAAATACATGGAAAGTGGAGCAATGTTCTTCTTACCTTTTATATCTTCAATATCAGGAACGATTTTTCTGTCTATATTTTCTATCAGCATATTTTTATACCTTATCAGTTCTTCTAAACTCATTAAAAGCTCCTTCCTTTGTTATTTTCTTTATTTAAGTTTTCTGACATTAACAGGTGTCTTGGCACACAACATAGGAATTTCACCTCCGCCTCTTTTCAAGATGAGCCGGCTTTCACTAAAGAAGTATCATTATCCCCATTTACATCATCGCAAATAGGCTGCCAAACCTATTTTTTGTCGTACAAATTTGTCGCTCACTTTCTTTTATCCTTTGTATTTGCAAGTAT